ACAGCCATTTCTAAATAGTCTTCAAAACGTAAACGAGTTTCTCCTTCACCTTTTAAGTACCATAAGTATCCAGAGTCTCCTCCTTCAGTAGTTACTTCTACCCATCCAATTTGAGATGCGTCAGATCCACTTACTTCATACTTATCTTTAATGATAATTGGTTTGTTAGAGAACTGAGTGAAAGAAGGCTCTACAGATACAGCAGTAGTATCAGTTCCTTTTTTGTATTCAGATCCGTACACAAATACTTTTACTCCAGTTGCCCCAACTAAAGCGTGAATTTCAGAGTCGCTCAAAGAATAACCGTGAATTGTAGCGGTTGTTGAAGTAGGTGTTGCAGAAATATAAGCTTTTGCAGAAGCACTTCCATCTGATTTTATAATCAAAATAGTTTGACCTTCAGCTAAAACGTTAGTAGCAGGTAATGCACCTAAAGCTCCACCAGCGGTAAGAGTTAATCCTTCGTAAGAAACGTGTAATCTGTTTTGTTCAGACCAAACAACTTGATCAGAAGTCATAGGAATTTCAGCTCCTACCATTTTTAAAAATCCTCCAATAGTACGATTTCCGAATCTTTCAACTTCTGCTTCGTATACTTCTGGAATGTATTGCTGAGCCCAGTTTGCACTGTTTGCGTCAGCACTTGTAAAGTCGATATAGTTTGTTGATAATACCGATTTTTTTGCGAAAGGCGTTAAGCCTGATCCACCTGATAATGCCATAATAAAATGTTTTAATGTTTAATTGTTAAATGTTTTTTTAATCTTTAATTTTGAAGAATCAACACCGCTTATTGCTCGTACTTTAAATCCACCAACAGTAACTTCAGAAGGCGCCGTCGACCTCGCTTCTAAGCTTGTGTTTTTAGATTTTGCAACTACGTCTTTTACCGCATCAGCCTTGCCTTGCTCATAAAAGTGTTTTGCAATAGTATCTACATTTTCAGCAGCATAAATAGCTTTGTGATAACCTTTCGTATCCGTTACTTCACCTTTGTCATTTAGGAACTTCCCAATAAGGTTATTAATGTTTGATTGGCGATCTGCAACTTTTTCTACATTTTGAATACCGTATCTAAATGTTTTTTCACCTAATTTGAAATCAAAACCTTTGAAATCTTGGTTAAACATTTGTTTAGTGCTTTCTTTAAATGCAGAATGCTGTTGCTCAGCTATTTTCTGATTCTCGTTATATCGGTTAAAAAACTCCGAAGCTTTTTGCTGCTCAGGGGATAATCCAGGCCTCAACTTGATGTCTGAATAATATTTGTCCTTTAAGCCTTCTAAAAACTTTTTTGCTTTTGCAACCTCTTCTTTTTTTGCGAGTTTCTTTTTGCGGATGTCTCGCTCCTCATCTATTTCTTCGTCAAATTCAAAACTGTCTTCCATTAAAAAATCAATTTCAGCAGCGTCTAAATGCGACTTTGTTTGTTTGTAATATTCTGTTAGTAATGTATCTGCATTGACATTACTGTAATCAGCGTTTAACCTAACGTAATCTTGTAAAGTTCCGCCGGTTTCTTTCATAAAATCAACTAACTTTTCTACGTTTTCAGGTAATTCCACTTTAGGCGTAGACTCAACAACTTGTTGTATTTCTTTTTCAGTTGAATCGTCTGAAACTTCACCTAACGTAATAACTTCTTTTTCGTTGTCTTGAGTTAATTCCTCAAGCTCTACTTTAGGTTCTTCTTCTTTTATTTCTTCTACTTCTTGAACAACCTCTTGCTCTTCTGTTTTTGTTTCAGATAAGTCTACTTTAGTAACGTTATCTTCTACGTTTTTTGGACCTTCTCTAAGATCTACTTTAATTGTGTCTGACATGATATAATATTATAAAATTAGTAAATAGTTATCACCTAGGCTCAAATTGCTCTAGGCCAAATCCACCGAGGTTGTCAAACCCGGCTGATTCAAAATTCTTTGGTAAAGAATCATTTTTTCTTTGATCAATTAACTCGCTTTGTTGAGTTGCTTGTATTTTTGTTCTATCGTCTTTACGATCTTCTTTATATTTTTCTTCATCTCTTTTTACTCCAGAATTGGCTTGGGCTAATTGCATATTGTATTGGAACTCTACTTCCATCAATTGCTTTTTAATTTCAGCTTCTTGTTGTAATTTTTGAATATCAAATTGAGATTTTGATTGCTCTATTTGTATTTTAGTCTGCGCTAAAGCTTGTTGCTTTTGTACTTCCGCCATTGCCGCTGCTTCTGATGCTTGCGCATTTGCTTGAGCTTGTGCTTGTATGTTTGCCTGCTGAGCCGCTCTATCTGCTTCTTCTTTTTTCTTTCTTCTAAATTTAATAGATTCGTTCGCTAACTTAATGTTTTTTATTTGCCTGATGTCAATAGCATCTTCTAAGTTAATTCCTCCAGCCTGTAATGCAATCTGTATGTTTTGCTCAAGCTGTTGTTTTTCTTCTTCGTCTGGTTCTAATTCTAAAAATATTCCAAAGTCGTGAAGGTTTAAGTCTACAATTTCTTTTAGTATTTCAGCATTGTAAACGGAAATACTTGATTCTATTGATTGCCTAGTTAAAGGAAACTCTATTACATCAGCTACTTTTAAAGATATGTTTTCACATGTTTTAAGTGTTAAATATAAACTAGCTTGTAATATATGTCTTGTAGCAACGTTTGATTGATTAGCGGCCATCTTTTGCAACCCTACTAAAGCGTTTTTATCCGGAGTACTTCCATCTCTTGCTTCATTTAACCCGGTTACGTCTCTAATCATCTGTAAGTAATATTGGTACGTATTAATTAAAGATGCTATTTTTCCTTGACCTGAAGACGATGTTAATTGTTGAACTGGTATTTTACCTCTGTTCATATCTCCATCTTGCGTAAGTGATCTACCTACAACACTACCGGTTTGAAAATACATATTCAAAGCTTCCGCTGGACTGTATGAAGTACCATTACCTAAATCAACTTCAGCTAAACCGTCCATATCTAAAAATACTCCATCTGGAACTATTTTAGCCATTACTTGTTGTAACTTCAAATGTGTTAGTTGAATCATATCAGCAAACCCTGTAATACGCCCTACTAAAGATTCTATTTTACCTTTGTACATTCTAGGTGCACAAATAGAGTAGTTCATAGAAACTTTTGTAGTATCAGCAAATGGTCTAGTCATATTTTCAGCTAATTCCCATTTAAGTATTTTGTTATAACCTAAAACTTTTACACCAGAGTATATGACATCTATGGCTCTAGATACTTTTTTAAACGTATCGTTTTCAGGTGGATTAAACTCATCCGTTTTTTCAATAGCTTTTTCTAAACCTTGCTCTGTTTTCTTTATTTTAAATACCTGATTGCTGTATGTTTTATATTCAAAATAAACTAAAGAAACTTTATTATCATCATAGTTGCTGTAACCATTAAGATAATTATCGGATCCAGCCATTTTTTCAATTTCTTTCATTTCCTCATTACTAAGACTAGGAAATTCTTTTTTAATTTCAGCTAATGTAACTTCTTTAGCCTCACCTACATAATAAAGATCTCCAAAGTTTGGGTCCTCTGTGTAAGAATAAACTAAGTTAGCTGGATCAACATAATCAACAGTAATACCTTCTGCTTTGTTAAAGTTAGTTTTAGTAGCTGCAATACCTATAGTAGTTAAATCATAATTTAATCTACGTCTTATTAAAGGGTATTTATTTGTATCTAAAACAGTGTTAATAACTTCTTCTTGAGCTATTTCTATATTTTGCTTGTAATCAAGCTGCATATATAATGAAAGTTGATTTTCATTTTCAGGAAGCATAGAAGGATCTTCTACATTATAAGTATCCATACCTAATTGAGACATCATACTTTCGTTGAATTCTCTAGTATTCATATCCGCAACAATAGCAGATACGTATTCCGTTCTTTGCCTATTAGATTCAGGATCCTGAGCAAATGCTTTTATATCGTAATTTTTTTGTGATATACCATTAACTACTATATCTACAAACTTAGGTATTACAGGTACAGGTTTCCAATCTAAATTCAAGTAAGATAAATCGCCGTTAATTGACAATTCATCTTTATACTTTTGAATAGATTGCTCACCTCTAGCATATAATCTAAGTTGATGGAATCTAGCATAGTTCGACGAAAACCTATTGTTTGAGGATCTGGAACCTCCAAACCATTCGTGTTCTATCGCTCTAGCTACTTTTAATCCATACTCTAGACTAGCTTTTTCTTCATCGCTAACAGTTTGTGTAGGAAACGAGCTATTGTAATTAGTTTCTATCATTTATTTTATTATTTTCGAAATAGATCCGTTATTGTCGTATCTTTTAAAAGGTAAAGATATTTTACTTTTTTGCCTAGTGGCTACTGGTGTATACCTGTTTTTGTTACAAGCCATAATAGCCAAACCCGAACTTATAGAAGCATCGTGTTTTGTTCTGTTATTTATATTAAACTTTGCCCAGTCTTCTAAGGTTCTTTGCATGTACATATTACCATAACCTTCTCCTGTATAACCAACGTGGGTTTCTATATAAGATTCAATAGCTGCTGCATGAGCTTGTTTTATATCTTCACTTGAATTTGGTATACCTCCAATTTCTCTTTCTGTTACCGATAACTTATTCCAAACTTTGTCTGGCCTATTCATGCTATACCCTCTATAACCTCTTCTTTTAAAATGATACAGTAATCTAGGTTTATTGTTTTCCGCTAATATTGGCATACCGTAAAATACGCAAGCCATAAGTACATCTTCAAAAAACATTTCAGCAGTTTGTGGTCTTGATATATACTCTAAGAAAAAACAATTAGGCGGAGCATCTTCCATACTAAATTTAGTTAATCCGTGTAAAGCTCCGTTAGAGCCTCTTTTATCTACTGTTCCTGATATATCGTAACTATCACACCCAAACGCACCCATATGCTCGTTTCCTGGGTATTTAGTACCATTCTTTATTATCACCTGATTTTGAAGATTATTCGGAGGAACCCAAGATATTTTAAATCTACCATCTTTATTAGGGTAAAATACTACTCTAGTGTCTTTCACTCCGTTCTCCCAAGCAAAGCTACCAGTTGTAACTACTGCTGTATTTTTTAAATCTTCATTATAGTCTACCTGCTCGTATATCTTAGTGAGATTAAATATAGACTCTTTAGCTTCATCTCTAAAAGCGTGTTTCTCTGTTCTTGGAAACTGACGGTAATATTCATTCAACCCGTCTTGATCGTTTTTTAAACCATCTACTTCATTTTCCCAATGTTCTATAACTCCGTAATTTATTGGTTCTCCGTCGACTCCTTTAATTGGCTCATCTGGTGTGTTAAATACAGGTAGTCCAAAAGAATCAATGAATCCTTCGTAGTTCCATTCCATAGGTATGAACAAAGAATATAATCCTGAGCTAGTCTGTCCGTTGCGGTTTCTTTTTGTAACATCTGAAGCATAATATAAGCTTTTAAAGTTATTACCTCCTTTTTCTAAAGCATTAGATGTTGAACCCATCATACACTTACCAATAATTTTACGCCCTAAACGCAAACAAGTTTTTGTAACTCTCCAGTTATTTAATATATTATCTGGTCTCTCCCACT